GGGGAGTCTTTTTGTCGTGGCGTCGGCGTGATCGGCGCGAGCAGGGGGGAGGGAGGGTCCCATGCCCCCTGTGAAATTTGACCAAAAAAATTTTTTATTGTTCAAAAAGTTCTCCAGTCCACGCTTTGAGGTAAAACTCTGTTACCTAATTCTGTCTGCTCTTGTGGTGCAGCTTGATCACTTCTAACAAGCTTATCTGATTTCTGTCTGTTACAAGTCAAGTGAGCTAATTGCAAGTTGTCTATGTCACTTGGATGTCCACCTTTCACAATCGGAATGATGTGGTCTATGCATGCTGACATTGGATCTGGATACTTAAGAGAGAAGTCCACCGGGTGTCCACAGATTGCACACACTGACTGTGTGGCATATACCCTCTTCTTGTTCTTCTCGAACAGCACCCTATGGGGGCCATTTTTATCAGGGCGGGGTATATTTTGCATGACCCCTACTCCTAGACTACCCCGTGCAGGTTTCTCTTGTATATTTTGCTCTCTAACCTCTTGTAATGACTGGTGTTGAGCTTCATTAACATGGGCATCTTTTGCCAATGCAGTAGCTAGTTTTGTTTGCTGTATTTCCTCAATGACCTTCTGAATCTCTAATTTTTTTAATAAATTGTATCCTGCTGTACCTGCTGTTTTACGGCTACATCCATATGCCTTTTGATATGCTTGTGTAGCATTAAAACAATTGCAGTAATATGCGCAAAATAATTTTTGCTTAGATGTAAGAAAATTATTTTGCATAAGATTTTCAGAATCTTCTTTGAGCATTTTCTTTAAGGTCTTTGTTGTAGCCTTTCGCTGTTCTTTTTTCTGCACAACTTTCTTTGATGCGCTAGCTTTCCATTCGCCACGTCTTTTCCATGACCTCAAAGTGTTCTCATTTATTTCTAGCTCTACAGCTATTTCTGATATTGAATAACCGTCGCTATATCTTCTCTTAGCTTCTTTCTTTTTCTCTTCGTTCGTCATCATAATCGCATAATAAATGCGGTAGCTTTCGCCACCGCTTGAACAATATTATCTAAGGAGTTATTCATGGTTTATCTCCACATACACTATAGCATGGGTGCACCATGAATTTTACTGAACTGTTTTGTAATTTTGTTGGTTTGCTATATCTTGTAGTGCTCTCCCATGTAGGATGTATACCCATCGCTCAGTCATATACATTTCTTCCGCGATTGTTTCAAAGGTCTGCATTCTTATGTATCTTCTGCGTAATACCTCTGCATGATCTGCATTCGACAGCTTGTAGATAGCCTCTTCAATCTTAACTCTTTGCTTCCAGAGTTCGTCTCTTAATTTCTTTTGCTTTTCTCTCAAAGTTGCTAGTTTAACAGCTGTATCCTCTGTTATCTTGCTAACACTATCACCGCCCGGCATTCCATCATAGCTTACTGCCTTAACTCCCAGCGTTTGTTCTATATCGAAAATTTGATTATCAAGCTGTGTTATTCGCTCGCCAATTCTCCGATACTCATTCATAAATTCTTTTGCTGTCATGTTTCACCTACCAAAACTAACCACTCTTTACAGAGTGTCTACGCTAACTAGGTCCTCAAAGCTGACCTGCTCTATTTCAGCCATGCGGATATATCCTTCTTGCCTATTAACTATCTTTCCTTTTCGCCACGTCTTTATCCTTGGCACTGGATCTGTGGCTATCATTTGATACTCTTTATGCTCAAGTCCTGTGATTGGATTCTCAAACTTTCTAACTGAATCCTTGTCAAGCTGATATCCCTTAAAGGCTTTAGGTTCATCAAACAGTTTTGCAATGCTCACATATTCTCTCTTGACGATAGGCCTCTTCAGATTTCTGCTTGCTGTCCATCTTCTCTTTGTCGAGTTCTCTGGTTCCCTGAATGTTTGCTGAGTTTCCTTTACCAAATATTCTGCGAGCTCTGTATAGTTGCGCGACCTATCCAGTGTGGATAACCATATGTGGCCTAACTTCCACTGCTTATCTATAATCGAACCATCTATGTAATTCATCACGATGTGATGATGTATTCTTTTGTTTTTGTATTCCGTAACAGCAACGTAATAAAATTCCTTACCTTGCTTTGTATATTCACGTCTCATTCTGTCAATGAACAATGACAGTTGATGTTTAGCCTCTTCAACACTTATTATCTCTGCGTATGTCAGAGTGGTGTGGAAATCTCCAGGAAAGAAGTTCATGTTTAATAATCTAGCTAGTGTCTTAACTGACAAGCGATCATTATATTTCTGCACAGCTTCATTGGTCTTATTCTTTTTTTCTTTTCTGCAACCTTTAGATGCTCTTAATGTCATCCTGATAGCAACATCTATTACAGCTCCAGCTGCACATATCTCTCTGATTACTTTTGACATTTATCTTTCCGTCCTATATATGGCTCTATTATTAATACTCTAATGAACCTTTACTCCGGACTTGCACCGGACTGTTTTCTTCTATATATATATGTAGTTTTTATTTCCTATGGTTATGCAGATGGCCTTGCGACCATCTGCAGATTTATATGATCTGTAGCTTATGTAGTTAAGTTACCTACTATTTTGTGCTCTTTATCCTTATTAAGTTGTTGCTACAGTTTCATATCTCTTATTGCTTCCAGTATTCGTAATATGTCTCTGAATCTTCAACATTTACATAATTCATTAAGTGTTTTCCAATGCTAGCAATTTCGTCTGTATCATATAAATTTTGTATTTGGTAGTTGCCACTCCACGTTTTGACTTTTCCCCTAGCATCTATAAGTGCTTTTGCAACTTCCCATACCGTACTAGTGTTTGGAATTATAATTGAATCTTCCTTGATTCTTTTTAGTTCCTTTAGCCATGCAGCTAGCTGCTCACGCTCTTCTCTGAATCCATCACAACTTATTGCTGCAATTTCCTCTTCACGCTTTATAGCCTCTTCAAGTGTCATTCTCTTTTACCTCCTTAAAATGGTATATCCTCTTCAGTTGCCTCAAAGCCATCTGGCAACTCTTCTTGATAGTTCGGTGCGCTATCGCTATATGCTTCGTCTGGCTGCCTTGGAGTTCCTTGCTGACTACTACCCAGGAACTCTACATTGTTTGCAATTACATCTGTTGTATATACTGTCTGCCCTTCTTTATTCTTGTAGCTGCCTGTTTGAATTCTTCCGTTAACTGCAACTTGTTTTCCTTTATAAAGGTATCTGTCGCAGTTTTCTGCTTGCTTCCCGAATGTTGTTATTCGGATGAAGTCAGCTTGCCTCTCTTTCCCTTGTGCTGTTGGTCTGTCTACCGCAATGCTAAAATGTGTTACTGCAGTTTGATTGCCTGGTGTGTACACTAGCTCTGGATCTCTTGTTAATCTGCCAATCAGTATTACTGAATTCATTTCTTTTCTCCTTTAGAGGTCCACAATAAACATCAAAGATGCTGTTGATAAAAGCGCTGTCATGGTTAATATCTGTTCTTTTATGTGCCCAAACATTTCAATAAATACTGGGAGCACACCTATATAAGCTACTCCAACTACTATTGCAGCTAACACAATTTTCGCTTTCTTTTTTTCTTTGTTTCGTTGAAAATAGTCATGTGTCGCTGCCCCTACGACTACAATTAGCAGTGTTATTATTGGTGTTATCAACATGTTTAACCTCTTTTCTTACTTTCCTTCTCATCTATCATTCTTCTGTTTTATACGGATTTGGTAACGGCATCCATGCAGTCACGCTATTCACGTCATCACCTGTGCCAGATAAATATACGCCATCAGCGTCCTCATCAAAGGAATCCACCCATATGCATATTCCGTCCGTTACAAGAACGTATTCTTCGTATTCTGGCAAATTCTCTACAATGCGCGTATCATCGCGAGAATTAAAATAATTTCTTTCGTCAAGTGCTGGTTTTCTAAATTTTATTTCGTTCCACTCTGGGATTATGTTATACGCTTTCATTGTGTCTCCTTATTCATAGATTCATTTTCTATAGTTACTTACTCTTTTCATTTTCTATTCTTGCCATCGTTCTGTTTAGCTTATAATTCATGATTGGCAGTGTATCGATATTAAATCCTTGCTTGAACTGCATTATCATGACTTCTACATCTGCCATTTCCTCACGAACAGCTCTTATATCATCTCTGGCTATCGCTGTAATTAGTTCTGCCAGTTCTTCCACAAGCTTCTTTGTTTGTGCTTCTTCGCCGTAATGTTCCCAAACCTTACGGCCCATCTCTTGGTTTGCATTTTCGAGATATTCTTTTGTTGTCATCTTCATGGTTAGTTCATCATCCTTTCCGCAGCAGCTGCTGCCTTCTCAAACGTGTCATAGTTTGTATTAAGAATTGCTCCATCCTTATGTATCTTTATCGATTTAGTTTCCCATCTACTTCCGCTCTGTAGTCGGATAGCTCTTTTAACAGTTACTATTGATGCACAGCCTTTTCCGTTCTCAGGCTTGTAGATTGATTCCTTTATGTCGCCTGCATCCGAGATTCTTTCAATCTTCTTTACCCACTTAATTTTCTTCATCTTCTGGTACCGCCTCTTCTATAAGTTGATTCATCAGCTTTGTTCCTGCCTGGAATCCTATTGCTAATGCATCTACTTCTGTTCCCTCCGGGAGTCTCTTCTTCTCAGCTAGGAATTCGCTTGCTAGGAAGTCCATTATTATCTTGTCTTCCATATTGACCTCTTTATTTGTTCAATGTTTCGAGTTCTGTTGTAAGAATCTTCTTCAATGCTCCTTTGAACTTTTCAGCAGCTTCTTTGTCCATCTGGCCAAGCTGATTCATGCACTCATTGAATGTAGTCTGTAAATTATTAACATTAATCCTAAATGCTGTTAGAACTTCTCCGCTTGCTACAGCTGCATTGAGCTTTTCAACCTCAGCTCTAGCCTTTGATAGTTCCTCTTCAGTTTTCATGTTTTCAGCTTTTGCCTGGACCTTTGCTGTAGCGACTGCCTTTTCAACCTCCCTGTCTAATTCAACTCTTGCTTCTTCAAGAGCTTTCTTGACCTCTTCATCATTCTTGCTCTTGATCTGCTTTGCCTTTTCTTTTTCCTTCTTCAGCTTTTCTTTCAGCTCTTCAATCTCTTTATCTCTTTTCTCGAGTTCATCAGAGCTTGCTCCTGGTTCTTGCTTTTCTTGTTCCAGCTCTTTAATTCTGCTTTTTAGTTCAACTATCTCTGTATTCTGAGATTTAAGGTCTGCAATTTCTTCCTTCAGTTCTCTAACAGTCATTTCAGAAATATCATTGTTTTCTACCACCTCTACAGCTACCTCTTCAGGTGCCGCTAAAAGCGCAAACACCTTGGAAATGCTCAAATCCGCAAACGTTTGCGTTTTTGAAAATAGGCTATTTTCTTCTTCACATCTTTTGGCCAGAGACATCATCATCTCTGCTTTTCTTTTGGAAAAATCTAGATGTGATTCACACCATGATTCAAACTCACCATGATTTAATCTATCCTTAATGACTAATAATCTTTGTCCGGCATTAGCTGCAATCATCATTGCGATGTTGCCTATCATCTCCATCTGGTGATATAGTCCATTGACTTCTATCTGTAGCTCTTCTGTTGTTTTATCTACTAGCTCTTTATTAACTTCATACTCTACATTCATTATTTCTGACATTATGCTGCTCCTTTCATTGTGGCTTTATCAGCGTACTTTAATTTCTTCATCATCCTTACTAGCCACTTTTCCACCCATTCTTTAACTTCTTTTTCTGGCAGTCTGTTGCCTTTTCCATAGCACTGCTTTAACTTTCCTTTTTGCAGGTCAATTTCGACAGTTACAAAGGATTCCTCTTCAGCTTCGATTTTCCTTAATACGAATATCGATGTTCCTCCATCTGTTGCTCTTTCATAATAAGAAGCTACGCAGTTACGATTGTTGCGACCTTCTTTGTTGAACTCTGCTCTGTTCCTTAGAGGCCTTATCAGATACTTGCTATCTCTCCAACACATTTTTTCCAATTTTGGCAGAAACTCTTTTTCAAACTTTGATTGTCGTTTTTTATCCGCATCCTTCCTTATCTTGTCCTTCTTAGCTAGATATTCTTCTGATATGCGATCATGTGCTTCTGTAAGGTCCTTTGGATATCTATAGTAATCATTTAATGGATATCCAAGTTCTTCTAACTGTCTTATGTAGTCATCGTATTCTCTCTGGATAGACATACGGCGGATAGTGTCACTAGCTTTTCTCTTTTCTCTCTGCTTGTTGAAATACGTTGCCAGCCTTACAAGATTTTCTGTTTTCCCCTTTTGATAAATTGTACTTATATGAAACTCTTTCATTACTAATTCGATGTGGCTCTTTTTTACTTTTCCGTGATTGACCAGCATCTTATAGGTTGATATGCTAGGCAAGTTGAACATGTCCCAATTCTTAAGTTTCTCTATATCTTGATGTGTTAAACCTAAAAATCCTGGAATTGATTTTGCCCTCCAGTTCGGTCTGATGTACACTGGATACCTTGTAATTTTGCATCTGACTATATCTTCTAATCCTGCTTTCTTAATGAATTCAACTTGTGGATACTTTGCGCAGATTGCAGCTTCTTTGATCATGTAATCTGCAAATCTGATATCAACATCCATGTACTTGAGGAATGTATTTTGTAACTGCTCTGTAGTTACAAGGTTATGTACATAGCCTTTATCTATCAGGTAAATTGAACCATCTTGACATCTCGACCATCCGCCACGATATGCTCCTTGATATGCATACATGAATTGCTCTTCTCTAGATATACACACAATCTGCTCTATGTATATCCGAGTGACGTCCCTCATACTTTCAACTTCTTCTCCGTCATACCTCCAAAATGCGCAGGCTGTTACAAAGTAGATTGTTTCTTCTCTATAGAACATCCATACATATGTTTGGTCACAAATCACTGGATGGCACGTATGAGGCATTGCTACTCTGTTCTCTCCTCTATACGGAACTGAGTCACCTTTTCTTATAGTGTCCATATACTCAAATGTTTCTCCAAATTTAGGACAATGCGCTATTTTCTTAAACCTGTTATAAATAATCGGTTTCTCTAATGTTTCTGTAACTATGTTCTCAAAATCATCCGGATACTCGATATCAACAGGTATGTTCTCTATGTTGCGATATATGTATTCCATGACTTCCTCCTTAAATGAGATCCAGGATATCTACTACCTCCGCATTCTGTGCCTTTGTTTCGTCAATCTCGAAATACTTCAACACCATTCCTCTCACTTCTTCATCTGAGATTGCAGCCATGTTATTAACAGCTTTTTCTTTTGCTTTGTTTCTTATATCGTTTATTAAATCCTTGATGGACTTCTTGCCATCAAGGATCTTGTTTGCTACTTCTTCTGTGGTGCAGTGCTCGTTTACTGTTTCTTCAATAAACGTAGCCAATGCACCTTTTATTTCTAGCGATTCTTCTGTTATCTTCGCTCTTGCTTCGTTGATTCTTTCCATGATTTACTCCTTTGTTAGGACAACTTCTCCACTATGAATACTCTCGTACTCTTTATCTCGTTCAGCTATCCTCTCTTTAATCTGCTCAATAATATTGTTCATTAATTCTCTTGATGATTCGTTTTTTGTTTGTCTTAGGCGGTCTTCGAACTTCGATATCCTTCGTTCATCATCATTGTTAGCGTAGGTTAGTTCGTACATACGAGCTTTGCCGATAGGATCAAATCTGCAATGCCAGTCGTCGTTATACTCACACTTCTTGCAGCACTGATCACATACTGTGCCACGTATTCTACGACACCACCTGAACGCTCGGTTGTCTCCGAGTGTGGGGTGTTCAAAGCCACATACATCACACTCTGATTTAACGCGAAACATTATTTTCTCTTATCGCCTACCGCTACCATAAATGCTAGTGTTAGACAAACGATTGCCGTTACTGTTACTACTGTCCAATTCATCTTGATACCTCCTATAGATAGTTGCGGCCAATCAGCCGCATCCATTCTCTTCTCGCTTGCTGTGCTGTATAGCCTTGCTCTATCAACTCAATTTCATATTGAAGTTGGTAGTGCTGGCGCAATCTCTGATTTTCTCGCTGCGCCCACACGGTGCAGTTTGCATGCAACTCCTCATGATGCTTTCGGCACACATCGACCTGGAATTCATTATCGATACTGATTTGACGATTTGAGCCACCAAATACCTCGTGTCGCTCTGCATAAGGTTTGCCACAATACTTACAAACCCTGTTCGGTTTGTTTTTCCAGCCATTGACTTTTTTCTTTTTCTTTGTTGTCTTTGGTTTAGGAAATGGGCAGTTTTGATAGTAATTGTCCAATTTGCTCATATCATCAACCACACGACCGGGATTGCGAGTGCTATAATCATTCCGATGTCGAATATCAGGAATAACATATTTGCATTTTTATATCTTTCCTCGGTGTACTCATATAGCGCTGCTAGTCCAACTAGCAGCATTGCCATAATTAGCCACCATGAAGCTTTTAACATTTTTCCTCCTACTCGAACTTAATTCTTCCCCATGTATCAGCATCCTGAGTCGCTGACTCTTTGCAGCTAACTATAGGGAGTGCTAGTTCTTCTACTATTGCATCTTCAATCTCTGGAAGTTCTGTTCTAGTTAACTGTTCTTCAGATAGCATGTCTCCGAAATAACGCTTTCTTCTATCGATATCCATATATGCCTCCTAGATTGTCATCTGGTTTGTCTGCTTCTTGGTACGCTTGATGTCTACCTTTCCGGCTACTCCATTGATTTTGATTTCGCTGTTGGCTGCATTAAATTTTGCATTGCTGATAAATCCTGCATGGATCAGTTCGCATGTTGTTTTCACATACCTAAGACTTGTATCATCTAACGGTATGAAGTTTAGATTTCTTGATTGCTCTCCACACAGCATCTCAACATTCTCTTCCATCATGCGATGCCATTTTGCTTCATTCTCACAATCACATGATTCACTAGCGATTCTGTCCGCTTCTTCCTGAGTATCTGCAGACACTAAATGCATCTGTCCACAGTTTTTACATAAACCTTCCATTTCTTTCCTCCTGTTCAATCTCTGCCTTGTACACCATGTATCGATGTATCTCGGTGAGCATTATTGCTATACCGATTAATGCCATGCACATAATTGCCATTTATGACCTCCTTACCTACAACCTGCCGCGTATAGAAATATCCACAACATCGGTATGAATAGTGCAGCTGCAATTGATCCAACTACTGCTATTGGTTCAAAGTCTCCATCTTCGTTAGAAAATATAAACTTGATTGCTTCTATAGTGTTTTTCATCAGTTGTTCCTCCTTTTACTCATCAGTCGCTCTGCTACATCCGCTGCAAGATATTGCTTTTTCTTTCCATCGGTGATGTACTCGCACCCCTCCATTAGAGTCATTACGTAGTCTCTAGATTTTCCTAGATACCTAGCTATGTCAGACTGGCATGGCCAGTTCCCAACTTCCCTTTTTATGTCTCGTACTATTACTTGTTTGTCCATGTCCTTGTCCTTCCTTTGATGTATAATCTTCCTACCAAATACTTTTACGAAAGGAGGTGCTCCATTATGGCAAATCCTATTAAGCCAGGTACCGACAATAAGCCTGCTGGAACTTATGTTGAGGTCGGCCCTAAAGGTGGAAAGGTAAATCATCCTAGAACTGTTCATATTGATCAAGGCGATAGGTTGCCACCCACACAAAAGCCAGGTAATGGTTGGAAGAAAAAGTAATCTTTTTACCGCTCTTTATGAGCGGCTTTTTATTTCAAGTCTTTTTCTAGATATGCAGTAACATCTTCCAAATATGTTTATCTGTATCCATGACTCTGCATATAGTTTTCCATCTTCTTCATACTTTGTTATGTAATGCTTAATCATTTCCTTCTCCCTCTTTAGCTCTCTTTTCTTTGTGATATAATTTCCGTAAAATTATTAATTTTATTGACGAAAGGATTTATTATGGCGTCTCATTTCTCCGAAAAATTTGCAAAATCTTCCAACGATCAAAATCTTCTAAATGACATTATCAAAATACAAAATGATTTAACTGACTTTGAATTCAAACCAAAACCTTCAGATATTTCTAAAGAAAGTAATGATTTCGAAAACACAATCCTCTCTGATATGGCGAAGGAGATTAATGCCATCCAAGAAGAAACTAATCGGCAAATTCATACTCTTGTTGAAGAAAGCCGCAAAGCTTCTAGAACCTCATTTTGGCTAGCTGTATCTTCGATTGTTTTGAGTGCTGCGACATTGGTTGTTTCTTTCTTGAGCTTGTTGATTCAGCTTTATTCTTAGTATGCGTTTACGCAAATCTTGAACTTCACTATCTAAGTCTTTATGCAGCTTTTCGATTTCTCTGTTATTGCACACAACTGCAACTCCCAGTAGAATCACAGCTATTGACAGGATTACTATTGCTATTACTGTTACTAGTTGCATTTCTCAAAGCCTCACATTCATGACTTTTACTAATGAATCGACTATCTTTTCTACTGACTTAATAGTTACTGCGTTAATGTTCACGTTCTCTATAGCCTTGAACAACTCATTTGCTGTCCTCACTTGAATCTCTTGCAGACTTAACTCTTTATCTTCTTTTGTGTTAATGAGCTCGACGATTACATTGGTCTTTGAGATTATGTCATCATCGGTAATATCTGCGATAAGTTCGCCATTGTTATCTTTGATGACTATTTCTTTTACTTCTTTATTGCCTATTTTCATATTTGTACTCCTCTTCATCACTGTTTATATAGTCGACTATATTTTCTATTCATCAAAAGAACCAGCTATGTCTTCTACATTACATTCCAAAGCTTTAGCAATCTTCATTAAAGTGCTCACGCTCGATTCCTTGAGCGCCCCACTTTCTAGTCGACTAATTGTAATTCTGCCAACGCCTGATTCTTTAGATAATTCCTCTTGATTAAGCCCTTTTGCTTTCCTGATTTCTTTTAGGTTTGTAAAGTCCATTTCGTACCTCCTTTGTCTGAAATTATAGTCGACTATAATTTTTGTGTCAACCCCTTTTTTATAGTTGACTGTACTTTTTTTTCTTTTGTATAGTTAGCTATACTAGATGAAAGGGGAACTGTTATGCATTTGGGAGACATAATTTACAATTTTAGGATGACACACAATAAGATGTCTTTAGTTGAATTTGCGAAGTTAGCTAAATTATCAACTGCCTATATTAATCAACTTGAGAGAAATGTAAATCCAAAGACTGGTGAGTCGATAGTTCCGTCATTAGAAACCTTCTATAAAGTCTCTAATGCAATGAATATTTCATTAGACGAACTTCTAAATATGGTTGACGAAAACCAACCTGTCGGACTAGCGGGAGTTCAAAGTTATGAAAAGCCATTTACTCAAGAGCGTCCGCTCCCATCAAACATTATGGTACCAGCTGGTCGACAAATCCCTATCCTAGGTACTATTTGCGCTGGGAATGGTATTCACTGCGAGGAGAATTTCGAGGGATATTTTCTAGTAGATAGATCTATCAAGGCTGACTACTGTCTTAGAGTTAAAGGTGACTCTATGATTGATGCCAATATATATGATGGTGATATTGCTTTCCTCAGGAAAGATTTTGACTTTATTGATGGTGAGATTTACGCAGTATGCTATGGTGCTGAAGAGTCGGCTTCTCTAAAGAAGTTATACAAGGTGGATAATAAGATGATGCTTCAACCATGCAATACAGATTATACAGCTGCATTTGTTGATGCAGATGATGTAGTAATTGTTGGTGAGTGTATTGGTACTTATCATGCTAGGTAAATTATAGAAAGGGAATCATATGGAATATAACATCTATTGTGATGAAAGTTGCCATTTAGAACACGATGGCGAGAAGGCAATGGTAATTGGAGGAATAAAGTGTCCTCGCAATTTCAGAAAGCAAATCACTAGAGGTATCTTTGACATAAAAGCTAAGCACTCTATCCCTCGCTATTCTGAAATTAAGTGGACAAAGATTTCCCCTTGTAATATTGCATACTTTAAAGATTTGATTGATTATTTTTTTTCGTGTGATTTGTTGACCTTTCGTGCCGTGGTAATCGACAAGGAAAAATTGAAGCACGGTCAATATAATCAAACGCATAATGAGTTTTATTATAAGATGTATTTTTACTGTTTGTCCGGACTATTAGAGCCACAAAGCATCAATTGTGTCTATATAGATAAGAAAGATACTAAGGGAACAGCTAAAATCCAGAAGCTAAAGAGTTGCCTCGACAATACTCATGATTTAAGCTTAACTACCATCAAGCGTATCCAATGCGTTACATCTTCAGAGCTTCCTATTTTACAACTCGCCGATTTAATTATTGGTGCGATTGGCTACAACAATAGGGAGATTGAGAATGCTAGTGCTGCAAAGAGTGAGATAGTTAAACACATTCAAAAGAAATCAGGATATTCCTTGAACCGTTCAACAATTTTAGCAGAAAAGAAGTTTAATTTGTTCTTCATAAAATTATCTTAAAGGAGAATATATGTATTGTTGCGATTTTGATGATAATAAAATTTGTTTGCCGGACACTGTGCAATGTGAAGATTATAATGATGCAGATAGTTATTTTGATCAACTATATACGAATATATTCTTGACTGACTTTATAACTTCTAAACCATCATTTAAAAACGAACCAGTATACATAAGAAAAGAACCACAATACAAAAGCTGGGAGCATAGCTTTCTACATATGACACACCGTAATTGGGGACATCGCAAGACTCACGCCAATGATAGACAACCTGATTTCAGAAGAAGCGAGCGTCTTACATGGGTTAAATATATTATAAATAACTTTGCTTGTTCATCTATTAAAAACTGCAATCAACTCTTATACTGGGAGGAGCTTTTCGAAGGATATATCCGTCCTCATTTAATGATGTACGATGATGAATACGACTCTGCATTCCTGGTTGTTTTAGAAAAGAGAACAAACTATTACCTCATTATTACAAGTTTTTATCTGGAAAAACCTTGGGAAATTAAAAAAAGGGAAAACAAATATAATACTTACAAAAAACAGAAAACGCCACTAACTTAAAAGTTTAGTGACGTTCCAGTACATCCTCCTACAACATGGTAGTTGATTAATTAAAATATACCATATTATATTAAAAAATCAATACATAATGTGTGTACAATGTATGTACTTTATTTAGTATAAACTATAAAAATAGCCATCACCTGCGGCAACAGGCACGGTTATAGAAATTGGCATCGCTTGATACACAAAGTTCCAACATGAGTATATCAGCGATGCCTTGTTATTACAAGCAGGGTACTTTTTGTGCCTAAATCAAGGAGGCTGATATGGATTATATTCGTAGGTCATTCACATAAAAAGCGAGGCGTGGATATTAGAACAGCTCAATATCTGATGGGGCATGCTGACATTCACATGACAGCCAATATATACT